CGCAGGCCCAGTTTGCGCACGCGCTCGGCAGCAGCTGCGGCCAGTACGGCGCCATCGGGTCCGGGCGGGTGCACCAGGGTGGCGGCCACGGTCAGCGGCAGGATGCGCGCGGCCGTCACGTCCACGTCCACCGTCAGGGGGCGCACGTCCTCGGCCAGCAGCGCGTCCGCGGTCTGGCCCACGATGGCGTCACCCGGCACCGCCACCCGCCAGCACATGGAATTGGCCCCGGCCTCTGGGTGCTCTCCAAAGAGGGCGCGGCCGATGGCCTGCTGCTGGGCGTCCACGTGTTCGGCACGGGCGGCCACGCGGGCCAGCAGGCACACCTTGACGCGGCCGGGGCGGTCGGCCCACACGTCCACCTGGCGCACATCCACCGACACGGACAGGGCGCGCAACCGCCAGCTGGTGGGACTGCCCGCGGCCGACAGTGCGTGGTATCCCATCAGCACGCGGGATTGCAGGCGCTCGTCGTCTTCGCCAGGCAGGCGGGCCAGGTCGTAGCGGGCGGCCAGGTTGTCCAGATCGGTGCCCACGGCCCAGCCCAGCATTACGGCGCTGGCGGCATCGTTGATGCGGGCGCGAATCACAAGCTCGCGGTAGGCCGCAACCTGCAGCAGCTTTATCAGCGGTTCGCTTTCGAGGTCGATCACCTCGGCGGCGGCCGGGTACAGGCGCAGCAGATCGGCGCGCAGTTCTGCCAGCACGGTTTCGTAGTCGAGGGTTTGGACCACGGCAGGGCGGGGCAGGGCGGACAGGTCGAGGTTGTTCATGCGGCGCGCCCGGTGATAGAGACATTCAGGGACAGCGGCCCCACGCGGCCGCGCTGGTCGTAGGTGCCGTGCAGGCGGAACAGCACCGCGCCCTTGCGCTCGGGGTCGCGCAGGGATTCGATGCGCGAGAGGCGAAAGCGCGGCTCCCATCGCATTAGGGCGCTGGCCACGGCCGCATAGACGCGCACCTGCGTGGCCAGGTTGTCGGGGTGGTCGATCAGCTCGGGAACCAAGGAGCCGTATTCACGGCGCATGACGCGCGAACCGATGGGCGTCGTGAGAATGTCGCCCAGGGACTGGCGCAGGTGGTCCAGGCCGCCGATGGCTTTGCCGGTGGTGCGGTTCATTCCGGCTTCTCCGTGCGGTCGCCGCCCTGTTTCACACCAGGGTGGACGTGGTTCACCAGGCTGATTTCGTTGGCGATCACGTCCGGCGTGACTTCCAATCCCTTGCGGTTGAGCGTGGCGGTTGCGCCGCCCGCGCGCATCGTGATTTCGTGCTCGGTAATGGTGATGCTGGAGCCCATGCACTGGATCACGATGGATGCCATTGCTTCAAGGTGGAAATTCCCGGCGACGGCGTCGTGCTCCATGTACCCGCCGCCCCCGAAGTCCATGCGGAAGATTGCGGGGTTGTCGCTTGCCTGCTGGTTCTTGTCGCTGTACGCGCCTGGCAACACCATGGCGTTGTTCAGATCGCCACCAGGCGAAAGCAACAGCACCTGCTCGCCCTTCACAGGCGGCCACCACATCGCGCCGGCTTTTCCACCCGCGCGGCCGGCAACCCATGGCCGCCAGTTGGTCACCATGTCGCCGCTGCGGACGCGCACGCGGGCGGGCTTGCCGGTGCGCACTTCTTCGATGGTTCCCACCCGCGCCAAGTTGTCCAGGCGGCGCAGGATTTCAAACGGCGATTCGGGTTGGTCTACGGGGCGATCCATGCGTTTGATGGTGCCCGCGCGTGCGCGTAAACGCACGCGGTTTGCCCTGTGTGCGCGATGCACACATTCAGCAGATCAGCCCCCGGCCAGGTGTGACAGCAGACGGTCTTGCAGTCGCTTTGCGAAGTCTTCGGAAATGCCCAGCAGTGGGCGCGCCGGGTAGTCGTATTGCGGCCCGCCAGGCTTCACGCTGTCGCGCAGGCCGAAGTGGTGCACGCGGGCTATTCGCTCTGTGCGCCCCATGAAGCCCACCACGGCGTCGCCGCCTTCTACCTGGGCGCGCAGGTGTTTGGTGCCGGCCAGCTTGGTGAACATGCTTTGCGCCTTTGGCTTGCGCAGCTGCCCGCGCTGGTCGCGCAATGCGTTCTTCCTGGGCGCCCAGGCTTCGCCGTCCGGCCCGTGCTGTGCGCGGATGGTGGCGGTGTTCTCGCGGCGCAGCTCGCGCGCAATGTCCAGAGCCAGTTTGCGGCGCTCTGCATCGCTGAGTCGGTCTAGTAGCGGTTGCAGCCAGCCATCCAGCTGCATGAAGTCGTCGGCCATGGTGCGTCAGCGGGGCGCGTAGTCCCAGGTCGCCAGCTTCTCGTCGCGCAGCCAAACTTCCCAGTGCTCTGCCTGCAGGATCGCCAGCGCTGGCGGTGGTTCGTCTTTGTGAACCAGATTCAGGGAGCCGGGCGGGCCGCCTGGGCGGGGGCGGGACAAAACGGCCTCGGTGAGGTCGAGGTCTATCTGCAGGTCCATCGCCTTGGTGTTGAGGTATTCCACCTCGAAGCGGATGGCGCGGGCGCGGCGCTCGGGGTTGTCGAACACCTCGGGCTGGTTTTGTTTCATCCACCACACCACGGGCGCCATCACTGCATCGGCGTGCCCGGCGTAGTCCAGCAGCAGCGCGCGCAGGGTGTACGCGTACTCAAACGACAGCGAGTCGGTGCCGGTGTGGATGACCCGGCCGCCCGTCACAAAGATGGCCAACTTCTGCGGGTCTTTCTTGAGTGCGGGCAACGCCTTGGTGAGCGTGTCGCGCAGGCTACTGGGCTTGTCCATCGCGGGCGGCCTCGATCATGGTGCGGGCGCTGTCGTAGGCGCGCTCGCATGCGAGCCCGCGGGCGCGGGCGGTGTCAGCAACGTGCGCCAGCTCTCCCGCTCTTTCGTCAGCGCGTCGCTGCAGGTCGGCAAGCAGCTCGGCGGGGCCGGTGTCTGGCGCGCACTGTCCGGCAGCGGCGCGAGCCTGGGCGGCGGCACGGTGCTGGGCGATGTAGTCGGCAAGGTCGCGCTGCAGCCGGTTGCGAGCATCGACAGCGCGAGCGCGGCCTGTGTCAGCAGCCGCCAGGGCTGTCTTGGCGTCGGTCTGGATTTGGGCGATTTCGTCACGGTGGTTTTCTCCCAGCTTGCGGTAGCGTTCAGAGGTTGCAAGGGCGCTGCGCGCGGCGCTGGCGCGCTCGGCCTGCAGCGTGGCTTCGGTGTGGGCGGCATCGATCCGGGCTTCGGCCAGGCGCAGGGTCTGCATCAGCAGCCCAAAGCCCAGGCCCAGCGCCAGGGCGATGGCGGTGTATTTCCAGGCGTTGGCGCGCAGGGCGGTCAGCATGGGCGCCCCTTTGCCGCTGCGCGGGAAAGGTTGAGTTCACGCACGCGGGCAGCGGCGTGCACCAGGTCTTCGGCCACGGCCTCGGCATCGTCCGCAGCCATGGAGATGACAAGGTTTGCGCCGCGCGACTGAAAGCTGATTTCCACGCGCGCCGGTTTGGCGGGCTTGGCCTTGGTCGTAGCGCGCGAGGTGGTCACAAACACCTCACGGTGAAAGACGGCCAGCAGTTCGTTTTGTGGTGCCTGGCTCATTGCATCGCCATGCAGTCCGCATGCCTCTTTTGCTGGCGCGTCCACACGCCCTTGCAGCCCTTCGGGCCCCAGTTCTGCGGCAGGCGGCAATCCCGGCCGGCTTGGAACCGCCACATCAGCAGCGCCTGGCAGGCGCCCACATAGTCGGCGCGGAGCAGCCAAGTGCGGGGGGAATTGGGCTTGCGCCAGTTGCCGATGCCGTACTGGCCCACGAAGTTTTCGTAAAGGTCGTACTCCCCCGGATACAGCAGCACGCCCGGCAGGCTGGCTTTGAACCGCACTTCGTCGGCGCTGTGCAGGTTGCGCGCCAGCTGCTCGGCCCGCTGCCGCGTGATAGGCGTATCGGTCAGGCGCACGGCCGTTCCGTCTTCGTAGCGTGTGGACCCGTGGCCAATGGTGGGCACGTCGCCGGCCGTTGGCACGTAGGGGTGGAGCACCACCACGCCATCGTCCCGCACGCTGGTGGGGCCGCGACCTTCGTCGGTTTGCCACGCGGCAAAGCCTGCCGCCGACAGCGACAACAGGGCCACCGCGACGCGCTGGCGGGTGTTGGTGGTCATTGCTGCACCTCGCATGCGTTGCGCTTGGCGTGCCGGTCCGCGCGTTCGTTGTGCCACTTCCAGGCCAGGTACGCGATTTGGAGCACCAGATAGATGCAGGTCAGGGTGGTGATTGGGCTCAGGGTGAAGAAGCCGCCGTCTTGTTTCGCGGCCACGGCAACGGGTGGCGATGCCTTCGCGGCTTCAACGCCCACGGCCTTGGCGATGCTGCTAACGCTGTCGCTCATGTTGATTCAGTCCCACAGGTTGATGGTTTGTTTTTGGGTTCGCTTGGGCGGGACAACGATTTGCACCACGGTGCCGGCGGGCAGGCGTGGCCCAAGCGTGGCCAGGCCCGGGTTTGCGGCCAAGGTGGCCTCCACCACCTCGGCCGTGCTGCCCGTGGTTCTGCGGCACAGCTCGTCCAGCATTTCGTGGTCTTGGGCAACGGCGCGCATCAGATCAGCTCCACGGTGGTGCGCGGACGGCCCAGCAGGTCGGAGATTGCCCAGCGGAGCTTGCGCCGGTGTTCGTCCACCTTGGCTTCGATGCGCTCGCGGATGCGTTCGGTTTTGCTGTCGTTATGGGGCGTGGTGTCGATTTCCCGGAACGCCTCGGCCAGATCGGCCTGCACGTGGGCATGGATGGCGCGCAGGTAGCGGCCAACCTGGCGACCGTCGCCTGCATCAGCCAGCGATTCCACGCCCTGGGCGAGCTGGTCGGCCTTGTATTTGCGCAGCTCTGCATTCACCGCATCAATGGCGCCCTCGATGGCTTCGGCCAGGCGCGCGGCCGTCACCGTGCCGTCGAGCAGGCACGCCTCGCGGACTTTGGGCGCGTCGATGGCTGGAAACCACGGGTCGTTTTCGACCTGGGCGTCTTCGGCCTCGATGGGCGGATTGGCGGTGGCAATGAAACTCACGGGCGGGCCTCGGGGCAGGGGGAATAGATCGGCGGTGGTCCGGGTGCGTTGACCGATGGGCTTGCGCCCTTGGTCGCGGCACCCGGAGCCGCCGGGGTGCGGGGTACGCTCAGTCGGTGCCGGTCACCGCCTTGATGCGGCGCTCCAGGCGTTCCATATCTTTTTTCACGCCCACTTGCGCGAACAGTTCGTGCGCTCGCTGCAGCTTCTCCATGGCCAGGCGGGCTTTGGTTTCGTCCAGCGTGGTGAAGTCGGGCTCGTTGGTCGGCGTTTTGCCGATCAGTGCATAGCCGATGGCCTTGTAGAGCTTGGCGCGGGCTTGGTCGGGGGCATCGTGCGCCGCGGTGAGCTGGTCCACCTCGGCCAGCACGCGCAGCGCTTCGTCGCCCACCAGCTGGCCCTTGGATGCGGCGGTGGCGGTTTCGTCAATCAGCAGCGTGGGCAGCGTGCGGTTGTACTGGTCAGGCAGCACCAGGCCGTGGGCGAGCGCATAGGCGGCAATTTCCAGCCCGCGCGCCCAGTTGCCCGTGTCGAGGTGCCACACCAGCACGGTGGTCAGCACCATGTCGTGCGCGCCCTGGCCGCCTTCCAGCGCGCCGGTAACGTAGTCCTCGAAGTCGGGCAGCATCTTGCGCTTGGCTTCGATCTTGCGCTCGGTGCTTTGGATGGTTTTCAGGGTGCGCTTGTGCTCGGCCAGCTGCGCGAGCATCAGCTCGTAAGCGCTGCCCCGCACTTCGTCGCCGGGGCCGGCGGCCTTCGCCGCCAGCTCGGCCAGCACGCGCAGCTTGTGGCGCTTTGCCGGTGTGGTCATGGTGGTGGGCTCCGGGCTCAGGCCACCAGCACGATGTTTTCGAGCAGGGCGGCGCGGTCGTTGTCTTCCACCACGTAGGCGTCGTTCGAGCTCTCGAAGTTCTCCACGCGGTCGCGCTTGGGGTTTTCCTCCATGCGGCGGCGGCGCGCGCCTTCTTGCCAGTACAACGAGAGATTATCGAAAGTCGTCACCAGCATGGCCTTGGGCGGGAAGTAGGGCACCGTCGCCGCTTGCAGGCCACCCACGCGCTTCTGGCTGATGACGATATCGGCCGCCAGGGTTTCGCTGGGCGCTTGGTTCACGTTGACCATCGGGAAATACTTGTCGGCCAACAGCTCGCGGCCCATGATGACCACCAGATCAGGGTCTTGTTGATACCAGGGCGCCAGCAGGCTGATGGCGTCATACACGGCCGCATCGAGGTTCTTGTAATCAGTGCCTGCACCTGCGCCAATCTTGAGAACGCCAGGGGTGGCGCCACTGTTCATCACGTTCTCGGGCGCGTCTTCGCGCAGGTGCTGCAGCCAGCCCTTGTTCACATCCTGCAGCAGCGGGTTGGCGGCCAGGTCGGTGTCAGCGGCAATGCTGGTGCCGTTGAAGCCGATCATGATGCGGTCCAGGGCCTGGCGGCGCAGGATGGCCATGGCCACACGGGTCTGGAAGTCTTTGAACTTGGCCCAAGCGTCCAGCTTTTGATACTTGATGTGCGTGTCGAAGTTGGTTTGCACGCACTGGTAGCCCTTGTTGTCCAAGGTGGAAACGTCGCGCGTTTGGCGGTCGGCGTTGTCGGTGTTGGTGCGGCTGGCCACGGGGCCAGACATACCCAGCCCCAGCTTGGCGCCCTGGGCTTCAACCACGGGCGTCACGTTGATCTTGCCCAGGAAGTCGCTGGTTTCCTGCATCTTGGTTTCCAGCACTTGCTGGATTGATGGGGCGACGTTGAACTGCTTGGCCACATCGGCCACGCCATTGAGGCGGGCGATTTGGGACAGCAGGGCGTTGAACACATGGCGGGTTTCGTTGCGCATTTTGGTTTCCTGATGGGTGAATTGATGGCGGTGCTTCGGTGTCGTGCGTGGGTTGGCGCCTCGGCTTAGAACTGGGTCAGCTCCACGCCGTTGCCACCAGCAGCCGGCGGGCGTTGCGTGTGGTTGCCGCTGGGCGTGTTCTCCAGGGCCTTGGCCAGCTCGTCGTGCTTGGCCTGCAGTGCTGCGAAGTCTTTGGCCAGCTTGGCGTGGTCCTTTGCCAGTGCGTCGTGGGCCGCGCTCTGGTTTTCTGCCAGCTGCGCGAACTGCTCAAAGCCGGCCAGCACTTCTTCAAAGCGCGCGTCGTCGCTCTGGCCCTTCTTCTTGAACTTGCCCAGCAGGTTTTTCAGCGCGTCGGAGAACTTGCCGGCGCCGTTGTCGGTGTCGTCGCTGTCCTCGAAGTGCAGGTCGGCTTCCACCGCTTCGCTGAACAGGATGGCGTCGTTTTCCTTGCGGCCGGCGAAAGGGCTGGCCTTTGGGTTCTGCGCCGCGAAGGTCAGCACATCGGTGCCCAGGCTCGCGGGGCTGTCGGTGACGCCCAGGCCCGTCATGTAGGCCTCGCCGGTGTCGGCAAAGCTGGGGTTCACCTCGATGGAGGTGTAAATCTTCTGCTTGGCCTTGGTCATTGCCACCAGCTCGGGCAGCGGTTCGATTTGCGCGAACAGGGCGAGCTTGCCGCCGTCCACCTCGCGGGCTTCGAGGGCCTTCACATCGCCGTAGGCTTTGAACAGGCCATCGGGCGCGATGCCGCGGTAGTGTTCCAGCCAGACGCGGGCGCCGTACTTCGCGGGGTCGAAGTTCTTGGCCATCTGCTGGATCCACTTTTTCTCGATGGCGCGGCCATCAGTGGTTGCGCCTTCTGTGGCGACGCGGAAAAAACGGGATTTGGTTGCCATGGGTTGCGGTCCTTGAACTGTGGGGGTCGAAGTAGCCGCCATCGTCCCGCCGTCGCGCGAGCCCAGCAATCAATGCCGCCTGTGTACGGCAAAGGCACATTTGAAAGGGTCGGAAAGCGTGTAGTGCTTCACAGACGGGCGGCAGAAACTCGCCCCATGGCTTCCCCAACGCTCGCGCCCGCGCTTCCTTTTTCCACCGTTCCGGCCGAAGGCATGGCCGCCGACAAGCGCCGCGCGGCGCGTCATCTGTACTGGCAGGGCTGGCGCGTTTCGAGCATTGCCGAATACATCCGGGAGCCGCGCAGCACGGTGCAGGGCTGGAAGGATGCCGAAGACTGGGACAGGGCGCAACCGGCCCAGCGCGTGGAAGCGGCGCTGGAAACCCGGCTGGTTCAGCTGGTGATGAAAGACCAGAAAACCGGCGGCGACTTCAAGGAAATAGACCTGCTCGGCCGCCAGATTGAGCGCCTGGCCCGCGTGCAGAAGTACGGCGAGACTGGCAAAGAGGCGGACCTGAACCCGGCCATCAAGGCGCGCAACGACAAGCCCAAGCGCCGCCAGGAGCGCAACCACTTCACCGAGGAGCAGCACGAGCAGCTGCTCGATGCGTTCCGCGATTCGCTTTTCGACTATCAGAAGGTGTGGTTTCGCAATAGCGAGCTGCGCACGCGGTTCATTCTCAAGTCGCGGCAGATCGGGGCCACTTGGTACTTTGCCCGCGAAGCCCTGGCCGATGCCATCGCCACGGGCCGCAATCAAATTTTTCTCAGCGCGTCGAAGGCCCAGGCGCACATCTTCAAGCAGTACATCGTGGCCTTTGCAAAAGAGGCCTGCGACTTGGAGCTGTCGGGCGATCCCATCGTTTTGAGCAACGGGGCCACGCTGTATTTCCTGGGCACCAACGCGCTGACGGCCCAGGGCTACCACGGCAATTTCTACTTCGACGAGTGCTTCTGGACGCGCAAGTTTGCGGAGTTGAACAAGGTGGCCAGCGGCATGGCCATGCACAAGCACTGGCGCAAGACCTATTTCTCCACGCCCAGCAGCATCCAGCACGAGGCCTTTGCCCTGTGGTCCGGTGACCGCTTCAACAAGAAGCGGCCGAAGGACGAACGCATTGCGCTGGACCTGTCGCACGACAGGCTGGCCGGCGGCTTCACGGGCGAGGACAAGATTTGGCGGCAAATCGTCACCATCGTGGACGCCATGCGCGGCGGCTGCAACATGTTCGACATTGACGATCTGCGGCTGGAGTACAGCGCGGAGGAATTCGAGAACCTGCTGATGTGCGGGTTTCTTGATGACAGCTACAGCGTGTTCCCGCTGGCAGAGCTGCAGCGCTGCATGGTGGACAGCTGGGAGGCCTGGGCCGATGTGAAGCCGCTGGGCCTGCGGCCGTTTGGCTGGCGCCCGGTGTGGGTTGGCTATGACCCCAGCCACACGGGCGACAGCGCCGGCTTGGTGGTGCTGGCGCCCCCGGCACAGCCTGGCGGGAAGTTCCGCGTGCTGGAGCGCCACCAGTTCCGCGGGCTGGACTTTGAGGCCCAGGCCGAAGCCATCAGGAAGGTGACGGAGCGCTACAACGTGCAGCACATCGGCATCGACACCACGGGCATCGGCCAGGGGGTCTTTCAGCTGGTGAAGCAGTTTTTCCCGGCCGCGCGGCCGTATCAGTACAGCGTTGACGTGAAAACCCGGCTGGTGCTGAAAGCAAAGAGCGTCATCAGCAAAGGCCGGCTGGAGTTTGACGCGGGCGCGGTTGATCTTGCCCAGGCCTTCATGGCCATCAAAAAGGTGCTGACCACCAGCGGCCGGCAAGCCACCTATGACGCCGGCCGCAACAACGAAACGGGCCACGCCGACTTGGCGTGGGCCTGCATGCACGCCATGGACTTCGAGCCGCTGGAAGGCGCGAGCGAAGCCACAACTTCTGTTCTGGAGTTTTCCTGATGCCCAAGCGCACCCCACGCCGCGCAGCTGCGCCGGCCTTTTCCAACGCCGTGCCCGCGCCAGCTCCGGCCACAGGTTCGGCCCTGTCCAATGTCTCCCATGCGGGTGCCCAAGCGTTCACCTTTGGTGACCCGGTGCCGGTGCTGGACGGCCGCGAGATTCTGGACTACTGCGAAGCCTGGCTGAATGGCAAGTGGTACGAGCCGCCTATTAGTTGGGAAGGCTTGGCGCGGTCGTTTCGGGCCGCCACGCACCACGCGAGCGCGCTCTATTTCAAACGCAACGTGCTGGCCTCCACATTTGTGCCGCACCGGCTCTTGAGCCGCGACACATTCGGCAAATTCGCGCTGGACTTTCTCACGTTCGGCAATGCCTATCTTGAGCGCACGCCCAACATGCTGGGCCGCGACCTGGGCTTGCGCCACAGCCTGGCCAAGTACATGCGAAGAGGCCAGGCGCTGGACACCTACTATTTTGTGCAAGGCTTCGGGAAGGAACACGAATTCAAGCCCGGTAGCGTTTTTCACCTCATTGAACCGGACATCAATCAGGAGGTGTACGGGTTGCCCGAATACCTCTCCACGCTACAGGCGGCCTGGCTCAACGAATCGGCCACCCTGTTTCGTCGCAAGTATTACAACAACGGGAGCCACGCCGGCTTCATCCTCTACATGACGGACCCGGCCCAGGCGCAGGGCGATGTGGACGCGCTGCGCGAAGCCATGCGCAACGCGAAGGGGCCGGGGAATTTCCGCAACCTGTTCATGTACTCGCCCAACGGCAAGAAGGACGGCATTCAGGTGCTACCCATCAGTGAAGTGGCTGCAAAGGATGACTTCACCAGCATCAAAAACGTGAGCCGTGACGATGTTCTGGCGGCCCACCGCGTGCCGCCCCAGCTGATGGGCATCGTTCCTGGCAATACCGGCGGCTTTGGTGCCGTTAAGCCTGCGGCCGAAGTGTTCGCGCGCAACGAGCTGGAGCCGCTGCAGGCGCGGTTCAAGGCCTTGAACGATTGGTTCGGGGATGAGCTTGTGACCTTTGCGCCCTACGCCATCGACACGGGGGAGGGCGGCGCTACTAAATAGATAGCTGCTTGCGCTTGCTGGTTAAGCGCTAGGAGTGAATTTCACTCAAAAAAAGACAGGGCGAATGTGAAGGGTGCGGGAACACCCAGCACAAACCCCTCCGCCGTGAATGCCCACGGCATTGGCCAAGCGGCCCCGTCACCTGTGCACAGGCGGGACGCATCTTAGGCGATGCCGACACCATGGAAGAAATACGTTGTGGCCACTGCGGCCGAAAACTCGCAGAGGCCGTGTTTGAACAAATCTCGATCAAGTGCCCGCGCTGCGGGACGATGAACCACCTGCGGGCCTTGAGCCCCTCACGCGAGCGCCTGGGAGCGCCTTCACCTATGAAAACCCATGAAGACCCCCAAGGCCTCGAAAGCAACCCCGGCACCCCGGTGCCTCCACATCGGCAACGCCACCATCTACCGGGGCGACAGCGTTCAGCTACTGCAGCAGCTCGGCCTGCAGGTTGATGCGCTGGTTACCGATCCTCCGTACAGCAGCGGCGGCATGATGCGCGGCGATCGCATGCAGAGCCCTGCCGCAAAGTACGTGCAGGGCGGCCCATCCGAAGGCGCCGCGCACAACCTCAATTTTTCCGGCGACAACCGGGACAGCCGCAGCTGGACCTTCTGGGTCAGCTGCTGGGTGTCGCTGGTGCGCCAGGCGCTGCGCCCCGGCGGCTACGCAATGGTGTTCACCGACTGGCGCCAGCTGCCCGCGTTGACCGATGCTTTCCAGGCCGGCGGGCTGGTGTGGCGCGGCCTCATTCCATGGGACAAAACCGAAGCATCGCGCGCACCGCACAAAGGCTACTTTCGCCACCAGGCGGAATATGTGGTGTGGGGTTCCAATGGCCCCCTGGCCATCGCAGAGCATGGCGGCCCGTGGCCAGGCGTGGTGCGCGAGCGCGTGGACCACCGGGCCAAGTTCCACATGACGGGCAAGCCCGTGGACTTGATGAAGCAGCTGTGCCAGGCCGTGCCGCCCGGCGGTGTGATCCTTGACCCGTTCATGGGCTCGGGCTCCACGGGTGTGGCCGCCCTTGAGCTGGGCTATCGGTTCATTGGCATTGAACAGGATCAGCACTACTTCGACATTGCGGCCAGCCGCCTGGCCAGCGTGGCCACGGAACCGCAGGCCCGCGCCGCCTAACCCCCGTTCAACACAGCAAAGGCCACCGCATGGGTGGCCTTTTTTGCGCCCGTACAACGCCGCGCGCCCCGGCCTGTACCCGCCCACACGCCAGCGCCCCGCAGGCCCTCCA